AAAAGAAATATCAAGAATTAGAAGGAGTAACGCCTTCAACAGATAAACAATATTCTTATCAAATATTAGAAATGCATGTCGATTTAAATTTAGAAGAATTTGAAATGCAAAATTCAGAAAAACAAGTCAAAATTCCATATATTGTAACGATTGATGAAGGAAGTGGAGAAGTTTTATCTATCTATCGTAACTACGATATGATGGATGAGACCAAAAAAAGAAAAGAATATTTTGTACATTTTAAATTTTTACCAGGATTAGGTTTTTATGGCTTTGGTTTAACTCACATGATTGGTGGATTAAGCAGAACAGCTACACAATCTTTAAGACAATTACTTGATGCAGGAACATTATCAAATTTACCTGCAGGATTTAAGTCTAGAGGTATAAGAATTAGAGATGATGACCAACCATTTCAGCCAGGAGAGTTTAGAGATGTCGATGCACCTGGTGGAAATATCAAAGATCAGTTCCAAATTTTACCATTTAAAGAACCATCAGCTACATTATACCAATTAATGGGCTTTGTTGTACAAGCAGGACAGAAATTTGCAGCGATTACCAACATGGATACCGGTAATGACATGCAAAATAGAGCTGTGGGTACGACTGTTTCGCTATTAGAACGTGGTTCGAGAGTCATGAGTGCTATTCACAAGCGATGTTACTACTCAATGAGAAGAGAATTTAGACTTTTAGCCAAAGTTTTTGGCACATACTTACCACCAATCTACCCGTATTCAGTATATGGTGCAGATCAAGCAGTAAAACAAACTGATTTTGACGATAGAGTTGATGTAATTCCAGTTGCAGACCCAAATATCATGAGTATGGCGCAAAGAGTGACGTTGGCTAATGAGAATTTGAAGATTGCAATGTCAAATCCGATGATGCACAACTTAAGAGAAGCATATCGAAGAGTATATGAAGCATTGGGGACTCAAGATATTGATCAATTGCTAATTCCACAAGAAAGACCAATGCCAAAAGACCCTGCAACCGAGAATATGGAAGCGATTATGCAAAAACCACTAAAAGCTTTCCCAACTCAAGACCATCAAGCACATATTGCAGCGCATAGAGCATTTATGTCTACACGAATGGTGCAGATTAACCCACAAGTTTATGCAGCACTACAATCTCACATCTCTGAGCACGTTTCTATGTTAGCTCAAGGTGAAGTAGGTGCTCAAATACAAAATGATCCTATGATGCAACAAATGTTACAGTCTGATCCTGAAGGAGCAGAGATAAAAATAGCATCTATGATAGCAAACAGAGTTGCTCAATTAACAATGGAGCTTGCACAATCTGAAGCTATGGGTCAACAACAAGATCCACTAGTTGCATTGAAACAAAGAGAACTAGATTTAAGAGCAATGGATTTACAACGTAAGTCTGAAGAGAGTATGATGAATATGGAAATAAAAGAAAATGAAATTGAAGAGAAATTAGATTTAGAGAAGATGAAATTAGAAAACAATGAAGACCAAGCAGCTGAAAGAATTAGAGTTGCTGAAGAAAAACTAGAAATAGCAAGAGCTAAAAATAGAGGAGCTAAAAAATAATGCCACTTACTGCTAAAGGTAAAAAATTAAAGAAAAAATTTAAAGAACAATATGGCAAGAAAAAGGGTGAGCAAGTTTTTTATGCCATGGAGAATTCTGGTAAGCTTAAAAAAGTAATTAAGCGTGTAGGCGGTGGTGCCGATATGGGTAAAGATAAAGGAACAGAAACAGGAAGGCCTGGTAGAAGTGATAGAGACATTGCAAATAGAATGGCACAAACTAAACAAGCAGCCATAAATAAAAATAAAAGTTTTAAAGACACTGGAAATAAACAAGTAACTACTAATAAACCAAAAACTATTACACAAACTTTATTTACTCCAACTCCGTTCATGACTGTAAATCTTTTAAAGAATTTAGTTGTGGATCCATTAGATACAAAAATTAAAACTCAAAAAGCTAAAGGAGAAACTTTATTTGGTAAACCTACAGGTTTACCTGCAACAAGAGATTACTATAAAACTACAGGAAAAACTTTAGATGTTAAGAGTCCTGAAGGAAAAAACTATATGAAAGATGCAGGTTTAATAAAACCTGTTCAACCCCCAAAGGTAGATACGAAAGGTGGTTTAAATTTATGTCCTGACGGAAGTTTACCCCCTTGTGTTAAACCTGCCGTAACAAAGGCTCCAACAACTACGGGGTCTTCTTCAAGTAGTTCAAGTTTTTTAAAAGATTTTATTTTTTATCCGTTAAAAAGTGGTGGAGTATCTTCGGGTCCCCCACCTAAAAGAGGACCTAATCCACAAGTACCTCCAGTAAAACTTTCTAGAGGGGGTGGAGCTGCAATAAGAGGAACAAAATTTAAAGGAGTATTTTAATGTTTCCTTGGAGTTTAATTGGTACAGCATTAAAGACTGGTGCAGAGATTTATAAGAATAAAAAGAAATCTGAAATCATTATGTCTGAAGCACAAATCGTCCATGCTGAAAAGATGAAACGAGGAGAGATTGAGTACACCGGTCAGATTGCTAAAAATCAAAAAGGAGACTGGAAGGACGAATTTATTTTATTAGTGCTCTCAAGTCCTTTGTTTTTGCTTGCATATTCTGTTTTTGCAGAAGATGAAGAGATTGGTCAAAAATTAGATTTATATTTTGAAAAATTACAAACAATGCCGTGGTGGATAATTTCACTTTGGGTAGCCGTAGTGGGAGCTGTGTACGGAATTAAGGCTACTGAACTAAAACATCTAGGTGGTAAAAAATAATGTTTAAGTGGATCAAAAATTTATTTATTAGAAAACCTAAAAAAGATCCTCATTTAGAATTATATGAAGATATAGATTATTCTAAATTAACCAAAGGTGACCTTAAAAAATTAAAAGCAGGTGGTAAAATAAAATCTATTTACAAACCATACATTTAATTGTAGAAACCTTCTATGGTTAATAAAGTATATTACGCAAACGCAGTTTACGATCAAAAAGAAATAAAAGCAGTCAATAAAGTTTTAAAAAATCATTTAACTTTGATGGATGGTCCGTTGGTTAAAGAATTTGAAACTAAAGTAGCAAAAATTTTTGGAAAAAAATATGGTGTGATGGTTAACTCTGGTTCATCCGCTAACCTAATCGCACTAGCATCGTTAGATTTACCAAAAGGTGGTGAAGTTATTACACCGGCATTAACGTTTGCAACAACGGTTGCACCTATTTATCAGTGTGGATTAATACCTCATTTTGTAGATGTTGAGCATGCTGAATTTATTTGTAATCTACAACATATTGCAACTGCTTTAACCAGCAAAACAGTCGCAATTATGGTTCCGAACTTATTAGGAAATGTTTGTAATTGGGAAAGAATTTATGATTTTGCAAAACAACATAGATTAAAAGTTATTGAAGACTGTGCAGATACAATTGGATATAAGTATTATGACAGTAAAGATGGTACAACAGGTAAATACAATGATTTAGTGACTACAAGTTTTTATGCGTCACATATTATAACTGCTGCAGGTTTAGGTGGTATGGTTTGTACCAATGATAAAAAATTAGTTGGAAAATTAAAATTACTTAGAGGTTGGGGACGATCATCAGCTGTATTTAATGAATCAGAAGCAATAGAAAGAAGATTCAATACTAAAGTTGATGGTATTGATTATGATTCTAAATTTATATTTACAGATATTGGTTATAACTTTTTACCATCAGAAATATCTGCAGCGTTTGGTTTAGAACAATTAAAAAAACTACCACAATATAAAAAAATAAGACAAAAAAATTTTGAAGCATTAAGAGAATTTTTTATGCCTTATAGTGATATGCGATGGGTAGGAAGAGTAGGTTGGGGCACTCATGCAGATACACCATGGCTTGCTTACCCATTAGTATTAGATAGTCAAGCACCCTTTACTAGAAAACAAATGCAAATCCATTTTGAAAAAAATGGTGTACAGGTTAGAACTATTTTTACTGGTAATATTACTAGACAACCTGTTATGAAAAATATGAAATGGAAAGGTAATAAAGAATTTCCAGTAGCAGATGATGTTATGAAAAATGGTATGTTAATTGGTGCACATCAAGGTATGGGTGATAAAGAAATTAATCGTATCAAAGAAGTATTTACATCACTTGCAAAAAAATACAAATAATGGTTAAAATTTGGACACACATAGCCTGGGATCACACTGGCCAAAAAGATTTAGGTAAAGCTTATAACGCTTGTTTAAATGAACATTCCGATGAGGATTGGGTTGCGTTTTTAGATCATGATGCAATTTTTACGACTGATGATTGGTATTTGCAACTTCAACAAATTATAAAAAATAATCCTAATTGCAAAGGAATATGTTCAAGAGTTAATAGAATGAATACTTT